GGCACATTCAAAATCACTGGTCTTAACCATTGCCTGACCTTCAGGATTATAGAAAGTATACGTTCCATTGTCAACTGTCCAAGTCATTACTTTTCTCCTTGCTTACTTGTTTACATCATCACATCATTTGATTATATAAAATAACTTTTAAAATCAACAAGTTATCTTATCTAATCATTTCTAAAAATGTTTACATTCGCACCTAGTTTTTTCCTTGTCGCCACCAATACTAAAATCAAAAGGGGGGCGTTCCGGAATCTACCGGAACGCAAAACGAAGGCTCCTAACGAGCGCCTTCTTTTTCCCTGCGAACACCAAAAAAAGGTAGCGGGGCAAAGCCCCGCTACCGGAACTACCTAGACTATATTAGGCAGATAATCCCCAACGCAGTCATCATACAATGACTCCATAAGGACTTTATCGGCATTGGCATTAATGCGTTTCTTGCCATGCCCATACAAACCATTCTTTAGACAGTCATTGTATGATCTGTTTCTGGCTTGCTCGTCCATTTTCAGGATGATCTTATCGTCAACTAAGGGTTCCAAATCCTTCTCAACCTTGAGGCGAATCTCGTCAGGATACAATTCTGAACGATCATCCTCCCATTTTGTGAATAACCTAGAAGCAGAGTCGCGTCTCTGATTGTCATATTCAGCCATACGCTTCCTGCTATCTTTGATTATCCTCACAAAATGGGTATCAGGCAAACCAGAAACCTCATTCGGAGTACGCCCTTCCTCTATCAACTTTCTCCGCTCCGCGAGAATGTTATCTGGAGTCGGCTCGCTGTTGAAGTAACTGGTACGGTTCATCATTACCGTCTCAAATGGAGTGCGATAAACCTTGATACCATTCTTAGCGAGCCTGATCCAGATACATAATCTCAAATCAATCATGTTCTTACCGTCAGTCTCGGTGAGGAAGGGCTGAACCTCCTCGTCAGGCTCGTCGGATATGCCTGCCATTTCAAAGAACTCGTTGTCAAGTTCGCGCTGTCTCTGCTTCGCAAGCATCTCATTGTGCAGATCATTTGTACCAACATTATCAATCTGCATACCTACACTGAGCGCGATCTTGACTGCCCTAGTAGTAGCATCATAAAGCATCTTGTTACCGATCCGACGAGCAACTGACCCATACACCTCTGGCTCGTTCAGAGCCGCTTCGATATTAGGCATTATAGCCATAACAAATCTCCATTTCATGTTGCGCTATCACACATAGCGTAAGATATTAAATACTTCCCTGTCAAGTCGGCGCGTTTGTCTGCGCCCCTTGCTTCGCAAGGTTGGCTTGACAAGTGAGAGATTGTCTATCTGTCGTTGTATAATCTGAAGTACATCGTTATGCTCCGCATAACTCTGATTGGAATCTAATGGTAACTATACCATAATGCCGAGCAGATTGTACAACTGCTGTAAGATAGACAATAGGAATCTGCCGTCAGGCAGACGCCATAAAACGAAGAAGACAGGCTTTAGCCTGTATTCATTCCTTCAGTGGCGCAAATAAAAAGGTGCGCTTCAGCGCATCCTTACGAGCGTGGGTAAGTCTAATATCTATCGCTAGGTGTGAGTTACACTGTAGAGAGCAGGCGTAAAGAAGCGATGGAGTGAACGCTGTACCTGAGCGACAGCGCCACACAGTTTGCCGTCAGCGAACGGCACTCTACCTCAAACTAGCGCGACCTTGCCGGTTGCCGGTAGGCAAGCGGAAGACAAGGTCACAAGGCGCGGATAACGGAAAAATGCGTTGAGCAACAACGGAAAGGAAGTAATAAAGCGCGAAGCGCATCCTTATTCCGTACGTTGTCACGCATTTTCAGCGTAGCGCCCGTCTGCGGGGAGTTCTTGTGAGAAGGTGTTTAAAGTGCCTCTTGTAGTATAAGACAATAACTCATAGAGAGAGAGAACCGTAGTAATAGAGTAAGAGCCATGCCGTTGTTGTTGATGGCTCGTTCCACTTGTGGATACTCTAGTATGAAGGTGAACGTAGGTGGAAAAGGATATCCTCCCTCCACACACACACGGCTATGTGCTAGCGCACAGTTCTCTCGCTCTATCCCCTTCGTCTTAAAAGACTCAGGGGCGCTCGTAACAGAGTCGCCTTTCAGACCCCCTAGCACCCCTTTTTATTTTAGTATTATATATATATATTCTCCCCACTCACTAGAGGGTAAAAATACCATTCATAAGGAATTCCTAATATGGGGTGTATACGGTACTATATACCATACCCAGTAGGGTAGCCTACCTTAACCCCTTAAAACCCCGTAGAGGCCATTACAGAGCGTCTGAGAGCATATATGAGCAACCTATACGATGAACACGCTTTTTAATCTAAAACTTATAGACAAGGGGAAAGACCAGATAGAAAGATACCTAAAGTCTAAGTCAAAAGAATACAAAAACTTAATCAAAAAGGATAAATTAGACGAGTGGGAAGGGGATGCTTTAAGGCATACTTGGCTGGTTGATTTTTTAGGGACTGGAACATCCCCTAAAACTGGAGGATTACTGGCAGACGCAAGAGAAAATAATCAACTATTTTCTCCTGACTCTTGGTTTGGAGAGTTGTTTTCTAGTGGCGGAGAGCCTATGGACAAATGGAATCACCAAGTAGCGGTAAAATTTTTAGAGGATGGGGGAACAATCCCAGAAGCATCTTCCTACATTAAAAATAGAAAAAAGATGCGGAACCCTCAATACCCGTTTGTTACTTGGAATTAATTTATGAACACAGAAAAGCAGGATAAATTTATCGAACACTACTGCCGAACTGGTAATGCTACCCAGAGTGCTATACACGCAGGGTATTCTGAGAAGGGGGCGGTACAGGCTGGTCACAGACTAAAGAAACAGTTTAATGACCAGATACAAGAGCGTGTCAAGAGAATGGTACAGGACATGGTTCCTGCTTCCTTGTCTGCTATACAGGCTCTCATAGATCAGGGAGAGAGTGAGTCAGTACGTTTAGCGGCGGCTAAGGACATATTAGATAGGTCTGGTCTTAAACCCGTAGAGAAGATAGAGACTACTAACATTGATGCAATGTCAGACGAGGAAATACAAAGGCAAATAGATGCCCTCACAAAACACTGAACTCCTAAAACTCCTACAGGCACAGAAGCAAAGGGAACGGTTTAATAAAATAAACCATTATGATCCATACCCTTACCAGATGGATTTCCATAAAACGGGGAAGGATAACTCACAGCGCCTCCTGATGGCCGCTAACAGAATAGGTAAATCCTATTGTGGGGCCGCAGAGATGAGTTACCACCTCACAGGAATATATCCTGACTGGTGGGAGGGTAGACGGTACGACCAACCTATCACAGCATGGGCTGGTGGTGTATCAAACGAGACAACAAGAGATATCGTACAAGCAGAATTATTGGGTTCCCCCGACGATCCCGAAGCCTTTGGCTCTGGCTCCATCCCTCAAAAATATATAATAAAAACAGAACGGAAGCCCGGAGTACCAAACGCCAAGTCCGTAGCCCTCATACGGCACATTACAGGCGGGAACTCTTCCTTACACTTTAAAGCCTATGAGATGGGCGTAGACAAGTGGCAGGGTAGATCGGTAGATGTGGTATGGCTGGACGAGGAACCCAGCAGGGAACTGTACTCACAGGCCGTGACACGAACCCTAGATAGGAAAGGGATGGTCTATATGACCTTCACCCCTGAGCAGGGGATGACTGAAACAGTTGCCGCCTTTATGAATAGGATTCAGAAGGCTCAGTCACTGACAAATGCAACGTGGGACGATGCCTCGGAAAACATCAAGTCAATGATGGGCAAGAGTGGGCATCTTTCCGAAGATGTAATGCAACAGATTCTCAGCGCATACTCCCCACATGAGAGGGAGATGAGGAGATACGGCAGACCCTCCATCGGTTCTGGCCTGATCTTCCCTGTTAGCGAAGAAGATTTGATGATTGATCCAATAGAAATAGAGGATCATTGGCCCAGAATAGCGGCTATCGACTTTGGCTGGGATCATCCTACGGCAGTAGTATGGTGTGCAATAGATAACGAAACAGATACTTTTTACGTTTACGATTGTCATAGAGCATCAAAGGCTAGTCCGGCTGTTCACGCCGAAACTATTAATCAAAGGCCGCGCTTTATCCCAATTGCCTACCCACATGACGGAAATCGCAGGGATAGCATGGGGAATCCGGGTTTAGCCGAGCAGTACAGAGATCATGGATGCAACTTTCTTCTGGAACACTTCACTAACCCGCCCGCATTAGGGCAAACCAAAGGCTCCAACTCTATTGAGGAGGGGCTTATGGCTATGATACAGTACATGGAAGACGACAGATTCAAGGTATTTAACACCTTGGGTGACTGGTTTGAGGAGTTCAGGATGTATCATAGGAAGCAAGGAAAGGTAGTTCCTATCAGGGATGACCTTATGAGCGCTACACGGTACGCATTTCAATCACAAAGACACGCAATAGCGGGGTCTGATCCAACTTGGACTAATGAAATAACCTATAGGAACTACGGAATTGTCTGATACAGAACAAGAACTAATGACTCGCATCAAGCAGGAGATATCTGATTCTCTTGGGTATGATGGCGAAATCTCATTGCAGAGAGAGGAGGCTATCAAG